ATGGAAAGAAATGAAGTGCGTGACTGGCATCGCATTGACATTGTCGCCGAGCTTCACAAGCGCGGCGTGACAATGCGCAGCCTTTCCACCAGTGCCGGGCTAAGCCCCGACACGCTGAAAAATGCGCTGGCTCGTTCATATCCTAAAGGTGAGCGCATTATTGCGAGTGCTCTCAATCTGGAACCCTCTTCAATCTGGCCAAGCCGATACAACAAGGATTTGTGATCATGTTTGTCACTGTGAATGAATTAGTTGGCCTTCCCGGTTTGCCCGGCACTCAGCAGGGGATTCGCGGAATGATGAACAAGCGGACAGCCGACGCGCCAACTCTTGTGCGCAAACGTCAGGGTACAAAGGCTTTCGAATATCACATTGACTGCCTTCCTGACTCTGCTCAGAAAGCGCTACGTGCTCGCCAGATAAAAGAACTGATGAACGGTTCACCGAAAGAGCTGCCTGTCGCCCCTGTTACCGAATCGACTGCGCCACGCGTCAAAGGTGCCGAGGAAAGCAAAATCGCGGTGTACCGCAAATGCCCGGCGCTGATGGAGCAGAAGCTGAACGGTCTGACAGCAGCACAGCGCCAAACTGCTGACGCGCGTATGGCGCTGGTCGTTGAAGTGCTGCGCCTCGGTGAACTGCCGGGATACAGCCGGGCAAAAGCTATTCGCGAGATCGTGCGTCAGGCTCAGAGTGGTGAACTACCTGAGCGGCTGGCCGCTGCCGTCTCAATGGCGAACGCCAAAAAAGGAGCGTCACGGTCGCTGAGTGAAATATCACTCAAGCGCTGGGTGGCGGATTTTAATAAGACTCGTTCCGCCGCTGAACGTCTTCTTTTGCTTGCTCCGGGCAAACGTCAGGTTGTTAAGCCTGAAGAAATCAGATGGTTGCCCGAGTTCCTGAGCTTTTATCGTCGGCCTGACGGGCGCGGTATTCAGGAGGCATACGATGATTTTGCTGCTGAATGGGCTGAGCGGTATCAGGATGATGCCCTGATGGCCGCAGCAATCCCTTCTTACGATCAAGTGTGTTATGCCATGAATAAATTACCGGTAGTGGTTAAACAGAAAGGCCGTATCACCGGAAGCGAGTTCCGCCAGTATGAGGGATTTGTCCGCCGTGACTGGGAGTCACTTCCGGTTAATTACGTCTGGATTGGTGACGGCCACGGCATGAAGATGAAAGTCGCCCATCCTGACCACGGCAACCCGTTCTCGCCGGAGGTGACGTTTATCCTGGATGGTAGCTGCCGTTATATTGTCGGCTGGAGTCTGGCGTTGTCTGAAAGTGTGATAGCCGTTGCCGACGCCCTGCGCCACGGCATCAAAAACCATGGCAAGCCGTTCCTGTACTATTCCGATAACGGTGGTGGTGAGACCAACAATACCTTCGATGCGGAGCTGACCGGTATTCTTCCCCGCCTCGGAATTGATCACCGGCTGGGTATCCCTGAAAACCCGCAGGGGCGAGGGATTATCGAGCGCCTTAACCGTTCGCTGGCCATGCGTATATCACGCCAGTTCGCTACCTATTACGGCACCGGCGCAGACCGTGGCACCGTTCGCCGCATGACAAAAGCGCTGCAGTCGGCAACGAATGCAGCGAACAAAGGGAAGGAGCTGACGGCAAAACAACAGCAGACCCTGCGCGATCTGCCGTCATGGGAATCACTCATTGAGCACATTGAGGCCGGTGTGGAGTGGTACAACAACCGCCCGCATGAGTCTCTGCCGCTTCGTGGTGATGGTGAGCACTTCACTCCGGCGCAGTTCCGCCGCTATAAGCTGGAGAAAGAAGCGACAGAAATCGAGTGGCTGTCTGAGCTTGAGCTGCGCGAGATGTTCATGCCGCAGATAGAGCGTACCGTCAACCGCTGTGAGGTCCGTTTATTCAATAACCTGTATTACTCCGCTGAGTTGAATAACGAGCACGGTAATAAAGTGCTGGTTAATTACGATATTCACGACGCAACAAAGGTTGTAATTCGTCGTCTGGATGGTTCCTTTATTTGTGAGGCTGTCTGGGATGGTAATAAACAGCAGGCATTCCCGGTCACTGCTGAATATCACCAACACCAGCAACGCATCAAAGGGATGCGCCAGCGTGGCGAGGAGAAAGTCCGTCTGGCCGAGGCTGAGAACGTCCACACCCTGCCTGCTCCGGCGGAGCAGGAATGGCTGCATGGCAACGTCTATCGCCCCACTCGCGGTACGAAACCGGTGGCGCTGGCTGAAGTGGAGGATGCGGAATACAGCGAGGATGAATATCTGAATAACTCGCTGGATATTCTGGAATCAAATAAGCGTAAAAACGCGATTTAAAACCATTTAAATACCCTTCAAATAATGGAGTGAATTATGTCTGAGGTGAATATTCCCGATATTCGCGAGGTTCTGCGCAACCTTGTCGATGGTAACCGCTTTACTTTTGCTCAGGTTGCCCGTGAAACCGGCTTATCAACCGGTGTGGTCAGTGGCTTCATGAACAACAAATATGCCGGTGATAACGACCGCGTCGAGAAAGCCCTGCAGCGCTGGGTCAATAAACAGCATTCTGCTGCAGAACTGCCGGAGCCGCCGCGCTTTATTGAGACCCCAACCGTTAAACAAATATGGACAGCCTTCCGCTATGCGCACCTGACGGAGTGCATCGGCGTGGTCTGCGGTAACCCCGGTGTCGGCAAGTCAGAAGCCGCCCGCGAATATCGCCGCAGTAACGATAACGTCTGGATGATAACGATCACCCCTTCATGTGCCAGTGTGCTGGAGTGCCTGACCGAGCTGGCATATGAACTCGGGATGAATGATGCGCCTCGCCGTAAGGGGCCGCTGGCCCGCGCACTGCGTCGCCGTCTTGATGGCACTCAGGGCCTTGTCATCATTGATGAAGCCGACCATCTGGGTGCTGAAACGCTCGAAGAGCTGCGTCTGTTGCAGGAAGCTACCCGCGTCGGACTGGTGCTGATGGGTAACCACCGCGTATACAGCAACATGACCGGCGGTAACCGTACCGTTGAGTTCGCCCGTCTGTTCTCCCGTATCGCCAAACGTGTCGCTATTAACAAAACCAAAAAGGCCGATGTGGCCGCGATTGCGGATGCCTGGCATATCACCGGTGAAAAAGAGCGTGATTTGCTCCAGCAGATCGCACAGAAGCCCGGCGCACTGCGTATCCTTAGCCACTCCCTGCGGCTGGCGGCGATGACGGCTCACGGCGCGGGTGAAGCTGTCAGCGAAAGCTACATTCGCAAGGCACTGCGTGATCTGGATCTGGATGTTGATGTTTCAACGTTACTGAGGGGTTAACACCATGATTACTGAACGTATTGCTGAACATGTTGGTATGGCCACCGCTGCGCAGGCATGGCTGCAGGCGCGCGGTAGTCGTGTTACGGAGATGCGGGTGTGGATGCGCCGCCCATGTCTGGAAATCACCTGTCCGCCGACTGAACTGGTGAACAGGGCTAATCATCTGATTGAACGCTGCCCCACCGGGACCCGTTCCGTGTGGATGGCCACCCTTGAAGGCTGTCATGTTATCTGGAGGTAAGTATGGAAAAGCGCCGTATGTGGACTAAGCAGGAAATTCAGTTCGTTCGTGAAAATGCCGGAAAGCTGACGTCACAGCAGATTGCCGACAGGCTTAACCGCACCCGTCAGGCTATTCAGTCTCAGGCTAACCGCTGGGGCCTGTCGGTTCTTGTTCAACCAGCAGACGCGCATGATGCTTATCTTTGTCGCGAGCTTTATAAAGAGGGTCTGACCATTCCGGTTATTGCCGAAAAGATGGAATTAAGTCGTCGGGTTGTTTCGAATATTGTTTTTTCAGAATGCTATTAATTCAGTGAGGCTTTGATGAATACTTTAAATACCATCCCGGAAGGTTACCGGATTAACGCTCAGGGGCATTTAGTTCCTGAATCACAGATTAAACCACTGGATAAACTGCGTGATGAAATGGTGCTCGGCATCGTTGAGGCGGCTCGTCTGCAGCGTCAGTCGCTGGTCGAGTTCAAGCTCGGCTCTATGGCGAAAATCGGTGATTTTATCGACCTTTCAGCAGCGGAATACGGTGTTGAATATGGCGGAGCTAAGGGCAATGTCACGCTGGCCAGCTTTGATGGCCGTTATAAGTTGGTTCGCGCCGTAGGCGAGCATCGCATCTTTGATGAGCGCATTCAGGCAGCGAAAAAGCTGATTGATGACTGCATTCATGAATGGTCTGCCGGGGCTAATGAAAAGATTATGGCAATGGTCGATCATGCCTTTCGGGTCAACAAACAGGGCCGGATTGATATCAATCAGGTTCTGGGGCTACGCTCACTGAATATTGACGATACCAAATGGAATGAAGCAATGGACGCCGTCGCGGACGCGATTCAGGTGACGGGAACCAGTCAGTACCTGCGTTTATATGAGCGTCAGGATGATGGAACTTATAAGCAGATATCGCTGGATTTAGCCAAGCTCTGAATATTCGTTAATTAATTTTATTTAATTTCCGGCGTTAGCGCCGTGGGGTTGCTCACGCCGAAAATCAGTAGGGACATATTATGAATCCGAAAACAAAAGGTATTTTTGAGGCTGCTTTCGCCAAATGGGGATTTGAATCTCAGGTGCTGGTTCTTTCTGAAGAAGCCAGCGAATTATCTGCTGCCTGTTCGCGTTTTCTTAACCACAAAACCGACATCAGCAAAGTGGCTGAAGAAGCGGCGGATGTCGAGATCATGATTGAGCAACTGCGTCATAACGGGGTGGGCCCCATGATAGACAATGAAAAAAATCGCAAGATGGCGCGTCTGGCTCAGGTTGTTGGTGTTGAGTCGCAACCAGTCAGCCCCTTTGGTCCGTCCGTTCTGGGGCTGCTGGAGGAAGCGACAGAGCAAATGGGGCTGGCAGAAACCCTCTATCGCGACACCAAAACCAGCAATCGTTATGCCGCCGCCCGCGCCCGTACGGCCATCAGTCTGCTGATGCAGGCGGCTCAGAAGATGATGCACGAGCAGCAGTATGCCGAACGTATGCGGACGGAGGATAAATCTCATGGCTAAAGCAACCACCCTCGAAATGCTGAATCAGTGCTGGAGAGAGCAGCGCGTTGCCACGCACAGACGCGCATTCAGCGCAGCAGGTAATTTATCGGAAGACCGTTGGGCGCAGGTGTTTAATGCCCATAAGCGTCGGGTTCTCCGCCGCAAGGGATTGCGTAATCGTGCTGTATGGGTTGCATCCAGACTCAATGATATTCAGGTCTGGTCTGCACTTATTGGCAGTAACCGGAAGCATATTGGATTACCCCCGCAGATTTATCGTGTAACCGGTAATGGTGGAAAGGTGGAGGTGATTTAAGTGATTGCAACAATCGGCACATTTCTGTTCTGGGTGGTTGTCATCGCCGGAGGGGCTACTGCTGTGATTTGCGCGTTTATCGGTTTTATGGTCCTCATCAACTACAGGCGGTAACCAATGACTCGCTCAAACGCAATCCAGATTATCCATATCGCCAAAAGTCAGCTGGCGCTTGACGATGACACTTACCGCTCCCTGCTGGGGGCGGTAGTTCCCGGCAAGTCGAGCTGTCGCGAGATGACCATCATCGAGCTGCAGAATGTTATTCAGGCGCTGGAGGCTAAGGGGTTCAAAAGCAAACCTCAGCGCCGCTCTAAGCGCCGCATGTCTGCCCCGTCAGATGTGAGCCTGAAAATCCGCGCAATATGGAAAACGATGTTTAAAGAGGGTTTTATCCGGGACGGTAGCGATGTTGCGCTCGACCGTTTTGTCCAGCGCCAGACACGTATCCGTAATGGCGGCGCTGGTGTCTCCAGCCTGGAATGGTTGCGCGGTGATGCCGAAGCGAATTTCCTTGAGAGCCTGAAGCAATGGCACATTCGGGCGATGAGAGAGGCTATGTTAGCACACCGCCTCCGGCTCCCTGAAAATCCGGTCACCGGCGAAGAAAGCCGGGACTATGACATAATCTGCAGCGCTTACGCTGACGCAGCCAGAAGGTGGAAAAAATGAGTATGAATGACGATCTCTTTGGTGATGTGCAGGACGACAGCATTCTGGATCACATCGACGGTGAGATGGAAAGCTCCCGCTTTCCGTCGTTATTGGCCGAACTGAACGCTTTATTGCGTAAGGAGCTTGAGCGCTTTGGCTATGACCCGCGCCACTCCATTGAACTGGTCGCAGCCATCAGCAGTAAAATCGGTGGGATGCAGATTTATTTTCCTCGCGGTCAGGTGCTGGAACAACTCATCAGGGATATGCGCATCTGGCGAGATTTCAAGGGGAATAACATTCCAGAACTGGTCGAACGCTACCAGGTCACCTACAAAACAGTGTATAAAGCTATCAGGCGTATGCGCAGGCTGGAACTAAGTAAACGTCAGTATTCGCTGGACATGGAGTGATAAAAATGATTGGTGGTATTTTTATAAATTTAGTGATTATTGTATGTTGCTTCTGGGTGTTTTTTGATGCAGCAAACAATCATATTGGAATGCATACTGTTAAAGATGGAGTTAACAAAGGCTACAGAAGCGGTTTGTCTCCTATCGTTTGGGGTGCTAGTTCTTTATTTATTTTTCCATTCTTTATCTATTTATACAGGAGAAAAACACTGCTTTCTATTGCTAAGGAATACCCTGTACAAACGGATAAAAGCACTGGCTTTATAATTGTTTTTTTGATTGTATCTGCGGTGATGATTTACTCATTCAAAGATTTTCTATTTATCTAGTCCAATCAAACTTAAAGGAAGCCGGTTAATCCGGCTTTTTTTATGCCTGCCACAAAATGAGAAGGAACCCACATTTACCTTCTTCCTTGTAAAAGGTGCAGGCATGACAACATCATTTACCCCCGCATTTTCTCACGCGCTCGCTTTCGTTCTCGCCCGCGAAGGTGGTTATGTTAATGACCCGACCGACAAAGGCGGCGAAACCAAATACGGCATTTCCGACAGGCGCGATGGTCTTGCCGATGGCAAAACCGACGTCGATGGCGACGGAAAACCCGATACCCGCATTAAGGACCTGACCGAGGAACAGGCCGGGCAAATTTATTTCCGCGATTACTGGTATCCGGCTTATTGCACTGACTGGCCAGACGGTATCTCACTCTTTGTCTTTGATTCCTCCGTGCAGCATGGCGCTAAAAAAGCGATCCAGCTCCTGCAGGATGCAGTGGGCGTCACCGCTGATGGCATTGTCGGCCCCAAAACCACCAAAGCAGTTATTGGCGCTGATGCCGAATGGCTGCTGACTCGCTGCTTCCTGCGCCGTTCCCGCTATTACGCCGAGATCATCAAAGCCAATTCCTCGCAAGGTAAATACCTCAATGGCTGGTTTAACCGTCTCGATGAGCTGGCGAACGCCTGTCAGGAGGTCATCGGCGGTCAGGTCTCGGTTCCCCGGAGCTGAGCATGGGTAAGGGCTGGGATTCATCGTTACGCGCGGGGCGGCGGGATCGTCTCCGTCAGGAGGTGCTTCACCGGGTTGCCGGTGGCCCTCCGCCCGTTCCACAGGACTACACAGGCTGTGACGGTACTCATGCCAGCTATTACCGCAAAGGCTGGGACTCCGTCGATACAAGAGACATTGTCTGGCAGTGCCAGCGATACAAGGAAAAGCATCATGTTTAAATCGTTGAATACCGACTGGCTGAAGCTGGCATTACTCCGGGTATTTCAGTCCGGCTGGACGGTGGTGATTCTGGTGGGATTGTCGCTGCTGTTCTGCAGCTTCACTGGCCGTCAGGCGTTTATTGTCTGGTGGCTGACATTCGCCGGTGTGCTGTTAATCGGTGCGAGCGTATGGCTCGGCAATCTCCCGTATCGTCTGCTGCAGCCGGGTAATTCCGTTCGCCGGTGGTCAGGTGCTCTGTCCTGGATTATCTGGGGCGCAGGTTTCCTGTTGCTGGCCGTCGCTCCCGCGAATGCAAAAGACCCGTGGATCCTGCTGTTTAATCCGCTGGCTGGACTGACTGCCTTCCTTCTCTGGTTATGGGCTTCACATAAGGAGCCCCTTAAATGGATCCGATAACCCTTTCCACAGTGGCCTCCGTTCTGCTCAAAGCCGGACCTTCTCTGGTCCGAACTGTCGGAGGCTGGTTCGGCAGCGATACCGCAAGAGCCGCCGACTCGGTGGCCAGTATTGTCGAGACCGTCAACGGTGCCATCAATCCCGCCGACCAGCAGCGTGTTCTGGAGCAGAAGCTGGCGCAGTTGCCCCCCGAACAGCTGGTACAGCTGGAAACCCTCAAGGTACAGCTGCAGCAGTTCCAGCTGGAGCGGGACAAGGCGCAGATGGCCGACCAGCAGGCCGCGCAACATGAACAGCAGGAAACCATCCGCAACGGCGATAACGCCACGGACGAATATGTCCGCCAGACCCGCCCGCTGATGGCCCGCTTATCCCTCTACAGCAGTATCGCTTACGTGATGATCATGTCGCTGGGCCAGCAGGCTGGCGCAGTAGCCGGTGCCTTTGGCCACGCGTTTTCCATGCCCGAACCGGACTGGGATATCGCGCTCATGCTGGCGACCCCGGCGCTGGGCTATCTGGGTTTCAGGACGCTGGACGGTTTCGCCCGCTACAGCAAATCCAGCAAACACAAGGTCATGGTGGGTAAATGACTAAAGCATTTGATCGCGCCAGCGACCTTGAAATGGAAGAACGGGAACGGCTCTTAAACCAGCATTTAAAGCGCGTTAAAGAGCTGCCGGATGAGTACGGGTTCTGTAACGACTGCGGCGCAGCGATTCCGGCGAAGCGACTCCGGTCGCTGCCGTACGCAGCGACCTGCTTCACCTGTCAGGCCATCAGAGAACATAAGGGGAAGCATGGGCTGGGAAATCATTAAGGGTAACTGGGCGATCATCTGGGCGCTGTTTATGTCCGCCGTGAACGTTATCCAGCTCCTGCTGGCCAAAACCTACGTCAAACGTGAGGAGCTGGAATTGTTGCGTACCCGTCTGCAGGGCATCGAAAACACTATCGCGGGGCTACCGAGCCAGAAAGACCTGCATCAGTTGCAGCTGGAAATGAGCAACCTGCGGGGCGATTTACGCGAACTGGGCCCGGCGATTCGCCAGGTAAAACACGTCAGCGATCTGCTTCTGGAAAACGAGCTGAAGGAAAAATAAGAGGTGACTATGCGTGACATTCTCGACCAGGACCAGCGCCTGGTTATTCTGCGATCCCTTGTCGAATGCGGCGACAGTGCCAACGAGTCGATTCTGCAGACCTGCCTGCAGACGTATGGACATCGAGTTTCCCGCGATACGGTGCGCACGCATCTGGCGTGGCTGCGTGAGCAGGGTCTGGTCAGTCTGACGGATGTTTCCGGCTGTTATGTGGCGGAAATCACTGGTCGCGGTGATGACGTTGCCAGCGGTCTGGCCACGGTTCCGGGGGTGAAAAAGCCCCGCGCGAGGGGATAATGATGGCTAAAACTAAACCTTATACCGAAGCACAGCGGCGTATTTTTTATCAACTGGCCGCAGTGATGGTTTGCTCAGAGATTGAGTCTCAAGTTATCGCGCCACTCAGCGAGAAAGAGACTGGAAAACCTTATGACCGCAGTTCCCCTGATAGCTTTACCAACACGTTTCTGAACAAAAATCCTGAGTTCAGACGTGCATTTGAAACGCTGGATCGGGCCATCACCAGAGAGCGGAAAAACCAGCTGCAGCTGGCAAAGGCAGCAAGGAGCAAACATGGCAGTTGAAAAACCAACCCGTGGTCGCCCCTCCAAAATCGACCTGCTGCCTGATGGCGTTCGCGACCAGTTGCACCAGATGCTGCGTGAGAAACGTCATACCCAGGAAGAGATTCGCGAGGCGATTAATGAGCTTATCGACAGCCACAACCTGCCGGAGGATATGAAGCTCAGTCGCACGGGCCTGAATCGCTACGCCAGCCGTATGGAAGAGTTCGGGGCCAAAATTCGCGCCTCCCGCGAAATGGCGGAAATCTGGGCCGCGAAGCTGGGTTCTGCGCCGACGTCTGACGTCGGCAAATTGTTGATGGAGTTTGTGAAAACGCTGGCATTCGAAACGTCGATGTCACTCGCTGAAGAAGAAGGCCCGGTTGAGCCGAAGGCCCTCGGCCAGCTGGCGCTGGTTGCTCAGCGTCTGGAAGCCGCCGCGATGGCCAGCCACAAACGCGAGAAAGAGATCCGCCAGGTCTTCGCCGAAGAAGCCGCCGCGCAGGCGGAGAAAATCACGAAAAGTGCCGGGCTGTCTGCGGAAACCGCCGCTGATATCCGTCGCCAGATTCTGGGGATCGTATGATGGCCGGACCATTGTCAGCGCAGGAACAGTTACGTAATCAGTCCGCCAGCGCCATTCTGGCGGGCGAGTTCGACGCGGATCAGGTGCTGCTGCCGTATCAGCGCCGCTGGATTGCGGACACGTCCCAGCTCAAGATTGCCGAGAAATCCCGTCGTACCGGCCTGACGTGGGCGGAAGCCGCCGAGGCGGCGCTCAGCGGGTCAATGTCACCGGAAGCCGGAGGAACCGACACCTTCTATGTCGGCACCACCAAAGACATGGCGCGTGAGTTTATTGACGCCTGCGCCATGTGGGCGAAGGCATATAATCTCGCGGCCTCCGCGATTGGCGAGGAAGCGCTGGAGGATGACGACAAGGACATACTGGTTTACGTCATCAACTTTGCCAGCGGCTTCAAAATCAAGGCGCTGTCGTCAAACCCTTCAAACCTGCGCGGTATGCAGGGTAACGTCATCATCGACGAAGCGGCATTCCAGAAAGACCTCGCTGCCGTGCTGAAAGCGGCGCTGGCGCTGACCATGTGGGGCTCTAAGGTCCGTTTGATCTCCACCCATAACGGCATTGAAAACCTGTTCAATACCATCATCACTGACAGCCGTGCGGGCAAGAAACGGTACTCCGTTCACCGTATTGATATCGAACTGGCCATCAGCGAGGGGCTGTATCGCCGTATCTGTCAGGTGACGAAAAAGCCGTGGTCACCGGATGCCGAGACGGAGTGGCTGGCGAACCTGCTGAGCGATACCGCCACCGAAGAAGACGCCCGCGAGGAATACTACTGCGAGCCGAAGAACGGCGGCGGCACCTATCTGGCCCGCTCCATCCGTGAACGTGCAGCGAGGGGAGCCGGTCCCGTTCTGCGCTTTACCGGCACGGCAGAATTCAATGCCATGCCGGAAATCATCCGGGCGCTGGATATGCAGGAATGGCTGGTTCAGGAGGTGCTGCCCGTGCTGAACACGCTGCCGCAAAACCTTCGCCACTGCCTCGGCGAGGACTTTGCGCGGTCGGGCCACCTGACCGTTTTTGCGCCGATGACCGTCAACGATGACACCACCCGCACCGTGCCGTTCCTGGTCGAGCTGGCCAATGTGCCCTACAAGCAGCAGGAGCAGGCGCTGTTCTTTATCTGCGATCGGTTGCCCCGCCGCGACGGTATCAAGCTCGATGGCCGGGGGAACGGTAACTATCTGGCCGAACAGGCGGCGGAGAAGTACGGCGCTGAGGTGGAGGTGGTGATGCCCTCCGTCGCCCACTACCGCGAGAACATGCCGCGCTTCAAGGCCGCGTTCGAAGACGATGAACTGGTACTGCCGAAGCATGAGGACGTTATCAGTGACCTCGGGCAGATTGTCGTTCAGCGCGGGGTGCCGGGTATTGATGACCGGGAGAACACTGGCAGCGATGGCCACAAGCGTCACGGCGACAGCGCGTATGCGATCTTCCTCGCCTTTCTCGCCAGTAAAGAGGACTGCCAGCGCTACGAACTGCACCGGCTTAACACTCCCCAACAGCAGCGCAACAGCGACAGTCATCGTCAGTTGCGTATCACCCGTGGTCTTAAAAATCAGCGAGGACTGCTCTGATGTTAAAAAAAATTACCGGGGCCATCCGCAGCCTGTTGAGTCCATCAACAGGTGAGCCGGTTACTGTCAGTGAATCGGATATGAAACAGGCTGAAGCGAGGGCCGGGAGCGTCAGCGTCAGGCGACCCTCTCCGGGCATCAGCGTGGCGAGTACCTTATCTCCGGCCAGACTGGCCGGGGTGTTACGTAATGTGACCGAAGGCAATGCCAGCGATTACTTTATCCTGGCCGAAGAAATGGAAGAGCGTGACCTGCACTATTCCAGCGTCTTACGTACCCGCAAGCTGACCGTCGCCGGTATTCCTCCGGCAGTGGAAGCGGCGAGCGACGATGAACATGATGTGATGCTGGCTGATGCCGTACGCGATCTGATTGAGCAGCCGCAGATACCTGAGCTGCTGTTTGATCTGCTTGACGGGCTCGGCAAGGGCGTGGGTGTCTGCGAAATCCTCTGGGACACCCGTGACGGCTGGAAACCCCGCGACTATGAATGGGTTGACCCGCGTTTCCTCAAACCTGACCGCGAGACCCAGCGCCAGTTTCGTCTGCTGACCGATGAACAGCCGGTCGATGGTATCCCGCTGACGCCGGGTAAGTATGTTATCCATTATCCCCGCCTCAAGTCCGGTCTGCCCCTGCGTAACGGTCTGGCCCGTCTGGTGGCGGTGATGTATATGCTGAAGTCCTTCACCGTTCGTGACTGGTGGGCGTTTGCCGAGAAGTTTGGCATTCCCATCGTCGTCGGTAAGTACGGGACCAATGCCTCCGATGAGCAGATTAAGATCCTCATTGACGCCATCAGTTCCATTGCTTCCGATGCCGGGTGTGCTATCCCCCAGAGTATGCAGCTTGAGATGCAGGAGACGGCCAGCCGTAACGGCGGTGGTGCTCTCTTTAAAGAAATGGCTGAGTGGTGCGACGCCCAGACCAGTAAGGCCGTACTGGGGCAGACCATGACCACCGATGACGGCAGTTCGCGGTCACAGGCCGACGTACATGACCGGGTGCGCATGGATATTGCCCGCTGGGATGCCCGTCAGCTGGAAAACACCCTCAATGAGTTTCTGGTCCGTCCGTTTATTCAGTTCAACTACGGCCCGCAGGAAAAGTATCCGCGTGTGAAGCTGGCTATCAGCGAGCCGGAGGACCTCAAAGCCTTTGTCGATGCGCTTATCCCCCTGGTTGATCGTGGTTTGCGGGTGCAGGAATCAGAGGTCCGGGACAAGTTTGGTCTGGGTGAGCCGGAGACCGGCGCGGTAGTACTCTCGCCGTCCAACAGCTTCTCTGCCTTCAGCCCGGCACCGGCGCTCAACCGTGAGCAACTGGCGCTTAACCGCTCGCAGGACGATGCAATTGATGCGATGGTCAGCGAGGCGCTGAAGGACTGGGAGCAGACCGGCGATACATTTACCAGTCCGGTGCTGCAGCTGGCGAAAGACGCGGGGAGCTTTGAGGAGTTTCTGGCACGTCTGCCGGACCTGCAGAAGACGCTGGAACCTGCCGCGTTCGTCGAGCAGCTGGCGATGCTGAGCTTTAAGGCACGTGCACTGGGAGATGCGAACGATGGCTAAAGCTCCCGATATTATCCCCAAAGAGGCACTCGCTTGGCTGAAGTCGAAAAAGCTGACGCCGGGCTTCGATTATCGCGATGTCTGGAAGCAGGAGCACAGCATCGGTTTTACCGTGGCGAAGATGACGCAGCTCGACCTGCTCTCAGACGTCAAAGCGCTGGTCGAAGACGCGATGGCCAGCGGCCAGTCTTTCGCTGAGTTCAGGGAGGTACTGAAGCCTTTGCTGGTGAAGCGTGGATGGTGGGGTCAGCAGATGATGGATGACTCGCTGACAGGTGAGACAAAGCCAGTGCAGCTCGGTAGCGATCGTCGTCTGCGTACCATCTACGATACCAATATGCGCACCGCCCGCAGCGCCGGTCAGTGGGAGCGCATCCAGCGAACTAAGCGTGCGATGCCCTATCTGCTCTATACGCTGGGGCCGTCCCGCGAGCACCGCGCCGAGCATCTGAAATGGGCGGATCTCTGCCTGCCCGTTGACGACCCGTTCTGGCAGACACACATCGGCCCCAACGGCTGGGGCTGTAAATGCGGGGTTCGCCAGGTCAGCAAATACGAGTACGATCAGTTACAGAAAAATGGCGTACCCCGCAACGTGCAGCAGCTCGACGACAGCGGCCAGCCAACCGGCCACGTTATCCGCCAGACCGTCCCGATCCGCACCGAAGCCCCGCCGGTCAAACGGGTGAAGTGGGTCAACAAGCGCACCGGCGAAGAGGAGATGGTGCCGGAAGGGATTGATCCGGGCTGGGACTACAATCCGGGTATGCGCCGACAGGCCGAACTGGAGCGCCAGCTGGCCGCGAAGCAAAACGCCTTTGACAGTGACAACTAAACGAGGCGGTAATCCGCCTCAAACGCGCTCAGAGACTTTATCGGCATTTGTGGTACGATGATTCTCTGAAAATTTCTTAAACGCGCCACGGCGTTTTTGAACGGGGTTTGAACGGTATTCCCGCTGCGCTTGCCCGGCACTCTTCCTTTATATACAGGGAAAGCGGTTAATCCACTTTCTTCTCCCGCATCGCCGACACTGTCCGTCAGTTACCTTTAACGACGGACAGCACCATGCCAAAGCCTGCAACACAACTCGAATTTCTGGCCCTGTGCTTCGAGCTTCCCGACCTGTCGGATGCCAGCACGCCTCTGCCGGAATGGTTGCCGATGATCCCTGCGGGCACATTCACTGGCCGGGATGGCCGTACGTGGGTAAACGACAATCCCGCTGCGGTCATTGCCGCCTCATTCCGTTATCCAAAGTTACCGATTGATATCGAACACTCTACCGAGCTGCTGGGCCCGAAAGGTGAAGAAGCCCCGGCCTATGCCTGGATTGATTCCATGCGCATTAATGCTGACGGTAGCCTCGATGCACACGTTGAGTGGACGCCTGACGGTGAAGCGTGTGTCAGGGGTAAGAAGTACCTCTATTACAGCCCGGCCTTCCGTTATCTCGCAACAGGTCAGGTGACGCTGCTGTCCAGCGCTGGCCTGACCAACAAACCCAACCTGTATTTACCCGCTCTTAACTCGGAGAACACCATGCCTTTACCTGTGCAGATTGCCACGGCACTGGGTCTGGCTGAGACCGCGTCGGTTGATGACGCTGTATCAGCTATCCAGACCATCAAAAACAGCGAATCGGTTGCGCTGAACCGCGCACAAAACCCGGACCTGTCGAAGTTTATTCCGCTGGAGACTCACAATCTGGCGCTGAACCGCGCTCAGGAGGCTGAAAACCGCCTGAAAGCGCTCGACGAGCAGACGGCCATCGCGCTGGTTGACGATGCCGTGACCGCCGGGAAAGTCGCGCCCGCTAACCGCGATATGTATCTGGCTCTTTGCCGCAGTGAAGAAGGCCGTCAGCAGTTTACCGAGTTCGTGAAAACTGCGCAGCCGCTGGTCAATCAGGACCCGTCAAAAGGTAAAGAGAACAAGGGGCAGCAGACCACGCTGACCGAAACCGAACTGGCGATGTGTCGCAGCATGGGTCTTACCCAGGAAGAGTTTCTCGCCGCTAAACCGAAACAGGAGCAATAAGAATGCCGCAACCGTCAGCAGAAATCCTGCACGCGCTCACCACCTCCCTGAGCGCAGCTTTCACCCGAGGTCTCGCAGGTGTGACTCCGCAGTACCTGCGCATTGCTACCGAAGTGCCGAGCGGCTCTGCGTCCAATACGTATGGCTGGCTCTCGGACCTGCCGACCATCAAAGAGTGGGTCAGTGAGCGCCAGTTCGCGCAGTTGTCTCAGTACGGCTACACCATCGCCAACAAGACCTGGGAAAACTCGATCCGCGTCAAGCGTGAAAATATCGAAGATGACCAGATTGGCCAGTACAGCGTCATTGCGCAGGCGTTCGGTCAGCAGGTCGCCGAATTCCCTGACACGCTGAGCTTCCCGCTGCTTGTCGCTGGTTTTTCCACCCTGTGTTTTGACGGCCAGAACTTCTTTGATACCGACCATCCGATGGCGGGCGGCACCTACAGCAACATTGTGGGTGATATCGCAACCGACAAAGGTGAGCCGTGGTTCCTGATTGATGAAAGTCAGGTGCTGAAACCCATCCTTTACCAGAAGCGCCGCGCCTTTAACTTCCAGGCACTGGATGACCTCAGCAGCGAACACACCTTCAAGAACAATGAGTTCCTGTATGGCGTGGATGGCCGCTGCAACGTCGGCTTTGGCTTCTGGCAGACCGCCTGCGGGTCCCGCGCACCGCTGACTGTCGCCAACTATGAAGCGGCGGTGAAGGCGCTGCAGGGTATGAAGCGTGATTCCGGTTCGCCGCTGGGGATCCGTCCGACCACGCTGGTCGTGGGTCCGAACAACCGCGCAGCCGCGAAGAAGATCATCGACGCAATGCTGGTCGATGGCGGTAACTCCAACATCTATTACAAGGATGTGGAAATCGTCGACAGCCCGTTTATCACCACCCCGGCGTAATCGCCAGTCTGCGTTTTAAAACCGTTACAGCGGGCGTTAAACCCGCTGTAACCCACCTTTAAAGAGGATGGAACAGTGAGTGGAACGAAAGAAAAAGCAACGGGTAAGCAAAGTGCTAAAAGTCGCGCTGGCAAGGTTTCAGCGCCGGAAGTGGCACAGGCTGATGCATCTGACCTGCCGGGAGCTGAACGGTCAGTCACATTGCCAGGGCATTACGTTGCGGTGGGTGCGTCCCCCGTCAGCCTGAAACCTGGTGATGCTGGTGCGCCTCCGTCATCTGATGACGTCATTACCCTGACCGGGGACAACGTCAGCATTTCTGCGCCTGCGGTTCACATTTCAACTGACCACCTTAATACCGTTCAGCGTGAATTAATGAACGTCGTTCTGGCGGCAGATGGTCAGGACAGTGCTGTCACGCCAACCGAGCCTGCAACCGACGATGTTGTGGTGCTGGAGGTTCGCGCCAGACATGAGCGCGGGTTCTGGCGCTGTGGCCGCTTCTGGCCACGCGAGCCGGTGCATGTGTTTGTCAGCGACGATCCCGATGGTGATAACGAGGCAAACGCGCTGGAGGGTGATGTGGTCGTGGAAAGCTTCATCAGCCATGAAACCGCAGAGCGCCTGAAAGCCGAGCCTCATCTGGTGGTGACGGTCCTGCAGACGGTAGCGGGGAAAGGCTGATGGGTATTTACGTTACCCGCGATGACCTGCTGGCCACAGATGGTTCGCTGGTCTGGAACATGGCCATCGACAAGGCAACGAACCAGCTCGACGAGACGAAGATAGCCACGGCCATCGAGGACGCGGACGCGGAGATCAACTCGTTTCTGTCAAAGCGCTATCAGCTGCCGCTGAACATCACCACCGTTCCGCGCCCGCTGCACCGGGTAGCTGTATCCATCGCCATTTACTGGCTGTCCGAGCGCGACAATCAGATCACCGACCTGATTCAGAAGCGCTACGACAGCGCCATCCAGACCCTCAAGGAGATGGCGAACGGCACGCGCGACCTCGGCCTGCCGACCGACACTCCGGCCCCGGAAACCGATAACGGCAGGATGATTGTTGTCTCCGATAACAAACGTCTGTTCACCCGCAACAACCTCAAAGGGGTGCTGTGATGGGGGTATCGGTTGAGGTTATCGGCGCTGAGAAGCTGCAGCAGATGCGCATGGCCATCGAGAAGCTCTCCGACAGTTCGCTGCAGCAGGAGCTGCTGGAGAGTATCGGGGCTGTTGTGGAATCACAGACCCGCCGCCGCATCAGCGACGAGAAAACCTCACCGGCGGGCGAACGCTGGGAGGAATGGTCCGAGGGTTACCGTAAGACCCGCAGCGGCAATCAGAGCCTGCTGCAGGGCAACGGCGATCTGCTCGACAGCATCCAGTACATCGTCGAGCGTGGCCGCGTTCGCGTGGGTTCACCACTCAGCTACAGCGGCGTTCACCAGGATGGTTTTGCAGGCAGTGTCCCGGTCAGCACCCATAAGCGTCTCATCCATCAGGCGTTTGGCCGGGCGCTCAAGCATCCGGTCTGGCAGACCGTGGGCTCCCATAACCGCATGATGAATATTCCGCAGCGCGAGTACCTCGGGCTGTCCACCGCAAACAGTGATGAGCTGATGCATGTCATCGGCGATTTCTGGAGTGAGGTATTACCGTGAGCAATGAACGTCCGTCCCTGCTGACCACCGGCTCCACGGTCTCCGCCGCTGAGAACATAGTGGCGTGGCTGAAGCCGGAGCTGTTGAACGAACCTCAGCAAAACAAGCCTGACCGCGTCAGCGTGATTGAACGCCATATCGGCCAGTTCAGCACCCCGGCTGAGGTCAAAACCTACCTGTCAGATCGTGATGGCTGTATCCGTCTGGCCGCACTCCGGGTGCGCAACATCCGTGCACAGGCTGGCGGCACCGTCGGCGATATCACCTGGGCGGCGTACGTTATGGCCACCGATGCCTGGGGGTATGCGCGCGACACCCGCTGCGAGGTACTGGTCGGGAAGCTGGTGCGCCGTATTGTCCAGCGCGGAGCCGCTAACGGTATGAAGGCCGAGCGTCTGGCCACTTCCGTCAGCGCCGACAATATCTATTCCGGCGGGCTTAACGAGCTGGGCCTGACCATGTGGGCCGTGACGTGGGAACAGGAGTTCCGTCTGGATGATGAAATCGACCTTGCCACCCTCCCTGACTTCCTGCGACTGGGGGCCACGCTGCATGTCGGCGATGGCACCACCCCGATTGAAGACGTTATTAACGTAAGAGAGCCGTAACGATGAAGAAACATATCAAGCCCGCCCGCGCGGGGCTGCAGGTGCGAAAAGCTGATGGCCAGCGCCTCAGTCCTGAAGGGGAAACGCTCCTCATGAGTGCATGGTGGCATCGCCGCGAAGCTGAAGGTGATGTTGTTATCACCGATATCCAGGCTGAATCCGTAACCGAACCGGCGGAAGTCCGCCAGACCCGAACCGCAAAGGAGAAGTGATATGTCGTCACTGGGTAATATTCCTGCTGATATCCGCGTTCCGCTGGTGTACATCGATATTGATAATTCTCAGGCGCTCGACAGCGCCCCGGCGCAGTCGCGCAAAATTATCGTCATCGGCCAGCAGAGTGCGACCGGCACCGCTGCCGCCCTGACGCAAAACCGCATCACCAGCGACGGCACCGCAGACCAGCTTTACGGCAAAGGCTCCATGCTGGCCGGGATGCTCAAAACCCTGCGTAAGGCGAACAGCTATACCGAAGTGTGGGCGATGGGCCTGGCTGATATTGCTGCCGGTGCTGCCTCAAAAGCAGAGCTGACCATCACCGGCCCGGCCACTGCCGCCGGTACGTTGGCCCTGCTGGTTAACGGTATATCGGTGCAGGTCGGCGTCAGCGCTGACGATACCGCCGACACTATCGCGACAGCCATTATCGCCGCCGTTAACAAACTGCCCGATACGCAGGTTACTGCTGCGCTGAAAGCGGATTCGACCGACGTCGTCACCCTGACCACCAACTGGAAAGGCGCGACCGGTAATGCGATGGACGTCCGTCTCAACTACTACACCGGCGAGCAGACACCTGCTGGCGTTGCTGTTGCACTGACCGCTTTCTCCGGCGGCACCGGCACCCCGGATATTGCGGCCGTCGTCGCGGCGCTGGGCGATGACTGGTACACCGATATTGTGTTCCCGTTCAACGATACGCAGAGCCTGAATACTATCCGGGATGAACTGCTCGAACGCTGGGGGCCACTCAAGATGATTGAGGCGCAGCTCTGGACGGCCTTCCGGGGCACCCATGCCGAAAGCGGCACCTTTGGCGAAACCCGCAATGACTGGCTGATTTCCTGTATCGGGACCAACATCGCACCGCAACCGCACTGGCTGTGGGCGGCTTCTTACGGCGGTATAGCGTCATACTATCTGGCCAACGACCCGGCCCGTCCGCTGCAGACGTTGGTGCTGCCAGGAATCCTGCCGCCGGTCAAGACAGTACGCTGGGATATGCCGGAGCGTAACCTGCTGCTGCATGACGGCATCGCCACCCATTACGTTGACGCCAGCGACAACGTCTGCATCGAGCGTGAAATCACTATGTACCGCGTCAACCAGTATGGTGACGCCGATACGTCGTACCTCGACGTGCAGTCACCGGCGACGCTGGGGCGTATCCGCTACGTCATTAAAAACCGGTTCACCAACCGCTACCCACGTCACAAGCTGGCCGGGGATGATGTGCTCGACCTGCTTGATCCGGGTCAGCCGGTGATGACACCGAAGATTGCCCGCGCCGAGCTGCTGGATATCGCACTGACTGAGCTGATTCCGGCTGGTCTGGTTGAGGACTTCGACGACTACAAAGACACGCTGGATGTGTATCTCGACGGCGACGATAAAAACCGCCTGAACTTCATCTGCCACCCGAACCTGGTCAACCAGCTGCGTGTGCTGGCCGGTCTTATCCAGTTCAAACTTTAAGGAGCCTTTATGAGCATTCTGGGTATGGCGGCCATCCGTATTAATGGCCGCGAAATCAAAACTGTGGGTAAGTCCACCCTCAATCCGGGAGGCTATGCCCGCACCCAGCATATGGGCGGTGGCAAGGTCTGGGGTAACTCCCGCAAGATGGCCGGTCCCTCGATCCAGATGACTATCGCGGCCGCGCAGGATATGGACGTTATCGAAATCAGCAACTGGGAAGACGTGACCGTCATGTTTGAAGGCGATAACGGCCTGACCTACATGATGACCGGCGCGGCCACCGACAACCCGGCGACGCTGGATGAAGACGCTGGCACCATCAGCGCCAACTTTATCGGCACCAAACTGGTGAAGGTATAAAGCATGGCACAGATGACACTGACGTTAATTCACGGGTACGTCACCGGTAAAGGTACTGACGATGAGATGCGGCATCGTACCGTTACCTTTCGCGAGCTGACCTCAAAAGACGTTATCGATGCTCAGTTGGAGGCCGAGCGCGTGGTTATCGGGGAGAACGGCAAGGCCGTGGCGTACTGCTCTGAGGTGCTGATGGGACTGGGTATGCTGCGGAGACAGATTGCCTCTGTGGGTGAGATTCCGGGGCCATTGTCCCTCAAGCAAATCTACGCCTTTCACCCAGAGGACCTGGAGTTACTCAGCAGTAAAGCAGCTGCTCTCGATGACCTGCTTTCGGAGACCGCGTCACGGGGGCGACCTGGTGCCGCTGGCGACGGCGCTGAGTAACCTTATCGTCAATCTTTCCCAACGTTTTGATATGTCCTACCTGCAGCAGTTGCCTCTCCGGCAGCTGCTGCGCCTGACAGAGCAGCTGAGGAAGCAACATGGCAAACCGCCTCACCACTGAAATACTCATCAATCTGGCAGGTAACCTGACCGCCAAAGCCCGCCAGTACGGTGCCAACATGTCCGAGTTCGCCCGCACAAATCAGCGGGCAATGTCGGTTGTAAAAGCCACGACGGCGGCGGCCGGTCGTGGTCTGGATGCGCTGGGCAATCGATATACCACCATGATTGCCGGTTTTGCCGGTGGTGCCATGTTGAGAGACTTTGCCGCGACAGATCGCCGCATCACACGTATGGGACTGGCAGCAGAGAAGACCAAAAAAGAAATGTCCGAGATGTTTGGCGGTATGCAGGATGCTGCGATCAAGTTTCGTGTCGATGACAGTGAAGTGGTCAGCGCGATTGAGAAAGTCGGGACGGTGACTGGTGATATTGATTACGGCTATAAGAACCGAAACATCATAGCACCGTCTATCGCTGCGTCAGGTGCTGATGGTGAAAGTATCGGGGGACTCTTCTCTCAGTTCACAAAGTTTAACCTGAGCAACGAGAAAGACACCCTGCAGGCAATGGATACCCTGAATCAGCTCGGTAAAGAAGGTGCGTTTGAACTGAAGGATATCGCCGAACGCGGCGTAAAAGCGTTCTCAATGTATGCCGCCGCAGGGGGAACAGGTGTACGGGGCGTGAAGGACGTCGGCGTGGCGCTGGAGAGCGCGGTCGATGCTACCGGTGATACGACCACTGCCTCTACTGCAGTTGAGAACCTGATTCGGGATCTGCAGCTTCCGAAGGTTGTGAAGGAGTTGCGCCGGAATGGCATAAATGTTTTCGGTAAAGACGGAAAAATGCGATCACTGCCAACACTGATGGGAGAGATTGCAAAAAAATCAGGGAATAAAGGCGCAGAAACTCAGAGCGCACGCTTACTGGGGGCCGGATTTAATCAGGATAGCATCCTGTTGCTTAGCAGCGTGACGTCCGGTAAAGGTGCGGAGAACCTCAAACGCTATAACGGCGTAGTGGCCGATGGTCAGGGCATTATGAAAGATGCCGAGTATGCATCTAAAGATTTCACATCAGCCGTCACTGCACTAAACACCACCTGGAAAAAATTTGCAAACAGCAATCTCGCAAAACCAGTCCAGGAGCTGGCTGATGCAATTAATTCCGTTGACCAGGAAACCGTCCAGCACTGGCTGGAGATTGGTAAAAATATCGCCATCGCAGTCGGGGGGGTTATTGCAGCCCGCAAAGCGTTTCAGTTTGGTAAAGGTGTCTGGGACGTACTTAATCCAAATAAAGGTAAGGGTATACCTAATGGTATCGCTGATGTGTTTGGTTCAGGTGTAATGCCAGTTTATGTGACCAACTGGCCAGCAGGTGGGCTGGGTGGAACAGGAGAAGATAAGGTTAACGATCTTCTTGATACTACCGCCGACCTTCCAGGTTGGCCTGGAATGCTTGCCCGGGGTGGGTTAATTGCCAGTAAGTTGATGGGGTTAACTGATATGGACCCTTTTTCGGACGAAGGACGCGAAGAACTCCTTAAAAGGGTTCAGCAGAACAATGAGCGTTCAACGATGTGGGAGGACATCAAAAACTTTTTCACGTCTTCCTCGCCGTCACCTGCGGGTTACCAAGACCCGTCGCCGTGGGCGTCGATGCAGCCACAAAACCAGCCTGGCTATCCGTTCCTGCAGCAGCCTGAGCTGAAAGGCAGTATCGAGGTCTCTGTTAAAGATGATCGGGTTCAGGTTACCCGCGTTAAGGTCAATGCCCCCGGCGTGACAATGAGCGCCCAGTCTGGCGTCAGCAATGTGGAGCAGGACTGATGGCCGCAAAATGGGAAGACCTTCGCGATGCCTCGTTCCGGGGCGTACCTTTCTTTTTCCGCGACGTCGAGGGGGCTGGTGGTCGCAGGGCTATCCCTCATGCCTACCCCAAAAAAGAGGTGGGCTGGACGGAAGACCACGGTGCGGTATTAACTCAGCAGCAGATTAACGCGATCCTGCTCGGCAGCGACTACACCGACCAGCTTAACCGCCTGCTGGCGGCGCTTAATACTGCCGGTCCCGGAGAACTCGTGCATCCGTGGTTCGGCGTGCAGAAGGTTCAGGTGGGCCGCGTCACGCATCGCCTTTCCACTGAGGAAGGCGGCATTGCCTACGTTTCCTTTGAGGTGTACGAGGCTGGCGAGCAGCTGTTCCCGTCCGGCACCGAAGACACCAGCGCCACCACGCTCAGTGCGGCGGACAAGGTCAAGGAAGCGCTGGCCAGCGGTGATTATTTCGCGGCGCTTGATGGCGTCGGCAGTATGGTTGACACCCTTCTGGAGGACATGGAGGGCTTTGTCACAAGCCTGCCGACCCTGCCGGATGCGCTCAGCGAGTGGATGGACCGCCTCAACCGGTTTAAGGACCTCGCCGGTATTGTGGCCGCCGCTCCGGGTGAAATGATCCGCGATATCACCGGCCTCATCAGCGATATGAAAGACCTCGTATCTGAGCCGCCGTTCGCCCTGCGGGTCTATGACCAGCTGCGTGATAAGTGGGAAGGCGACCGGGCAGCGCAGTCTGCAACCAAATCCCTTGTCGATAACATCAGCGTGAATACTGATACCGGCTTTGCCAGCAGCGTCACACCGGCATCGACACCGGAGACCACGGCAGCGATGGAGACCAACATCGTAGACTTCCGCCGTCTGGTCATTATCTCCACGCTGGTCGCTCAGGCTGAAGCGGTGGCCACCGCGACCTTCGAGACCGGTCAGGATGCGCAGAATACCGGCGACCAGCTGGCGGAGCGTCTCGGCGAGACCGCTGCGGAAGCCGTCGAAAGTGGCCTCCGTGAACTATGGCGCTCCCTTCGCGAATTGCGGTTCGCGGTGGTGAATGATGTGCGTATCCGCAGCATCCAGTTGCCGGAACTACGCCGCGTAACGCCTGCCCGGACAGTACCGGTGATGCTGCTGGCCTACCGCGAGACCGGCGACGCGGAGAACCGGGACGAACTGGTGACCCGCAACCGGCTGCGCTACCCCTCCTTTATTACGCCCTCACAGACGATTGAGATCATCAGCAATGACTGAAGAGTTAACCCTGAACGTTGACGGCAAGGTCTGGGGCGGCTGGACCGACATGACCATTAACCGCTCGCTGGAGTCTGTGGCGGGCGAGTTTGACCTGACCGTTACCGCCCGCTGGTCATCTGCCGCGCCGCGCACTATCAAGCCCGGCCAGTCCTGCACGGTCTCCATCGGCAGCGACCGCGTCATGACCGGCTACATCGACGACTTCATTCCCAGCTATGACGCTGAGAATGTCTCCCTGCGCGTGATGGGGCGCGACAAAACCGGCGATCTAGTGGACAGCTCGGTGGTCGATAAGTCCGGCCAGTGGAAAGGTCAGAAGCTGGAGCAACTGGCAGCCACCATCTGCAAGCCCTACGGCATCGAGGTGGTTAACGAGACCGACACCGGCGACGCCTTTGGCAGCATCACCCTCGAACAGGGTGAAACCGGCTTTGAACTGCTCGACCGTCTGGCCAAACAACGCGGCGTTCTCGTGACTTCTGACGCTTACGGTCGGCTGGTTATCACCCGCGCCTCCACCCAACGAGCCGGGGTGGCACTCACTCTCGGCGACAATATTCTGGCTGCACGTGGACGCTTCAGCTGGCGCGAACGGGCCAGTCAGTACATCGTCAAGGGCTCCGCCAGCGCGGGCGGCGTAACGTGGGACGACCAGCCGGTGAAAATGGTCGGCGGCCGCCAGACGGTGGTCAGCGACCCGGAAATCACCCGCTATCGCCCGAAGATTCTGGTCAATGAGGACAGCCTGACCGTCGGCGGTGCCAGCGCTCGCGGGGAGTGGTACAAAACCCGGATGATGGGCGAAGCCAATACGACCGAAATTACCGTGGCAGGCTGGCGTGAGAGCGTCGCCAGCGGTCCGCTATGGCAGACGAACCGCCTTGTAAAAGTGACCGACGAGATCCAGCAACTCGACGTTACCTGGCTGATTAAGACGGTGTCCTTTATGGAAGGCGATCAGGGGCGTCTGACGGTACTGACGCTGGTTCCGCCTGAATCGCTGGATATGCCTGAGCAGAAGGCAAAAGGTAAAGGGAAGAAGTCAAAGACTTCTGTGGGGGTGACATGGGACTGAAAGACGTTAATTTCTCCCGCTCTATCGCCGCACTGGGCCGACGTCTGCGCCTGATGGTGGACCGGGCGCTGGTTCGTATCGTGACGGACAGCCTCGGTCGGCAGAACCTGCAGGTGCAGTCGCTGGCCGATGAGACCAATGACGACGTCGAGCGCTTCCAGAACTATGGCTTTTCCAGCGTTCCGCCTGCGGGCTCAGAGGCGATTGTCGTTGCTGTCGGTGGCCGTCGCGGCGGCATGGTGGCCATCGCCGTCGAGGATAAAGGGAGCCGTCCCCGTGGCGGTGAAGAAAGCGACGTTGTTATTTATCATCAGGAAGGCCATATTATTCGCCTGAAAAAGAATGGCGTGATTGAAATAACAGGGAAGACGGTAAATGTGGTTGCCGAAGAGAGCTGTGACATTATCGGTAAACAGATAAATATCACCGGTCCCACTTCTTTCAGTGAAGATATTCAGGTTAAGGGAAAAAGTTTCCTTGACCATATTCGTAAGGATGGCGACGGTGCTGATACGACTAAACCCTTATGACCATCAGAATAAACTGGCACCTGCCCGCTGGCGGCGACATCGAGATTGAACACAATGGCCTTTCGTTTGACGAGGGCCTTGTTTCTTTGGTGTATATCTGCCTGTTTACTGATGCGCGGGCCGATACCAGCGACGAAATACCCGACGGCACCGACGACCGTCGCGGCTGGTGCGGTAATTCCTTCAGCGATTTTGAATGGGGCTCAAAGCTCTGGCTGATTGACCGTGAAAAGCTGACCGAAGAGGTCAGGCTCCGCGCGGAGAATTACGCCCGTCTGGCCATGCAGCCATTATTGCGTTACGGCTATGCGCGAAATGCGCAGGTTATTGCCACCATTCCCCGTATTAACTGGCTGGGATTAACCATTATTCTCACCCGCCCGGATAAAACCGAGTTAACCGTCGAAATAAAGAAACGCTGGGAGGCGGTAGAAAATGGCTACATTTAATGTCCCGACGCTCCGCCAGCTTATTCGTGCCGGTATTCAGGATTTAGAGATTGAACTCGACCAGGAATTACCGATTGTCGGCGTTGAACGCGCGTTAAATACCGCTTTCAGCGGCGCTTTACGCGACGTCTACGATTATCAGACGTGGATTAAAAACCAGATTATCCCGTCAGAGCAGTCCGCCGACGAAACCATCATTGATACCGCCCGCTATGAGGGCGTTATTCGTAAGGCTGCATCCTATGCCAGCGGCCCGGTCGCCTTCAGCGGCACCCGACCGCTGCCGCTCGATACGGAGATGCAGACGCAGGACGGCGTACGCTACCACGTCACCGCCACAAACGACCCGTCAGCGGGCAAAATCACCGTCACCGTGCAGGCTGACGAAACGGGCCTCAGCGGCAACCTGTCGGCGGGCGACGTTCTGACCCTCATTTCCCCGGTGGCCGGAGTGAACAGTGATGGTGTGGTAGCGGATGCGGGTATATCCGGCGGTGCGGACGTCGAGTCTGTGGCCGAGCTGCTGACCCGTCTGCTGTACCGCAAACGTAACCCGCCTACCGGCGGCGCACTGCATGATTACGTTATCTGGGCCACCGAACTGCCGGGTATCAGCCGGGCATGGGCCTTTGACTGCTGGCACGGGCTGGGTACGGTGGGCCTTGCGTGGGTCTACGACCAGCGCACTGACATTATCCCGACCGGCACCGACCGCGAGGCCATGCAGGCGTACCTGTTCCGCCATCAGGACCCGGCGACCGGGACTTACGTCGGCAAGCCCGGTGGTATCGAGGTCTGGCCTATCCCGCTGACACTCAAGCCGGTGCCGCTGACCATCCGCGTCATCCCCGATACTGCCGCCATCCGTTCTGCCGTTACTCTGAGCCTGCAGGCGCTGTTCCGTTCGGTCTCGCCGGGCGATACGCTGCTGCTCTCCGCCATCCGTACGGCCATCGGCTCATCGACGGGCGTCACCGACTACGAGCTGGACCTCACCACCAATCAGGCCAGCGAGAACTATGAGCTACTGACGCTGGGAGCAATCACATGGCGCATCGTGTAGAGGACTGGCAGGACGTCCTGCAGCAGCTGATGCCACGCGGTAAAGCGTGGCCACGCGACCAGACGGCGGCGCTGACGTCACTACTCCGGGGATTCAGTTCCCGCCTGCAACTGGCGGAGGCGAACGCGGATTTACTGGTCACCGAGATGCACCCGGAGACCACTGACCTGCTGCTGGCCGACTGGGAAGATTATCTCGGTCTGCCTGACTGTAACGCTATTCCTGACGGCTTCGACCGTCGTCGTGATGCTGTGGTGGAGAAGTACCACCGTAAGGGCGGGCTGGCCACCTGGCAGATTGAACAGGCCGTGAAGGATGCGCTGGGCTTCACCATTCAGGTGACCGAAATCCTGCCGCATCACGTCATGCGCGACATCATGTATCCGATTTATTCCCACAAATACCGCTACCTGCTGCAGGTGACGGTCACGGATATGCCGATGATCCGCTTTCGCAGTATCAGCAACGTACTGACGCCGTTAATCAGTTTGCAGGCGCAGATACTGGAATGTTTTTTACGTCGCTACCGGCTTGCCGGACACGATTATGATTTTATTTACGAGGTTTAATTATGTATCACCTGGATAATGCCTCCTCCGTTCCTGATATGCCCGCCATCAAGCCGGTATTATTTACCGAGCGCCGCTGGTTTACTGAAGGCGGCGACGGTATTCAGCCAAGTTATCCGGGCGCAGACTGGTTTAATGCCATTCAGGCGGAAATGCTGAACGTGCTGGCGCTGGCCAATATCACGCCGGATAAAAATAAGCTGGACCAGTTTGCGCAGGCTATTCGTATTTTCTCTTCGGACTATATGCTGCCTGCGGGAATTATGTTTGCGTGGCCGGGCGCGACTGCGCCGAGTGGCTTTATGCTGTCGCTGGGGCAGAGTTTCGATAAAACATCATATCCACGCCTTGCTGTTGCTTATCCCTCCGGCGTTCTGCCGGACATGCGCGGCCAGACCATCAAGTTCCTGCCCACCGTAGGGCGGTCACTGCTGTCTTATGAAGCCGACGGAATTAAAGTTCACACCCACGGGGTGACGATTGACAGCACAGACCTCGGCACCAAAGCAACCAGCGACGATAACGAGCACTTTCATCAGGGCGGAATGGTCGCGCCGGGGGATGCGTGGGATGATAATTATGTTGTTGGTTCAGATAACGATTCCCGTCGCACCCGCAATAACACAAGTACAGCCCCGGCGCACCATCATACGGTTTATATCGGTCCTCATGCTCATACAGCTACCGTGGCCAGTACCGGCAATGCTGAGAACACCGTCAGAAATATCGCCTTTAACGCCATTGTGAGGTTAGCGTAATGTCATTTGAATTTTCTCAAAACCCGCAGGCCATCTGGCTTTATCAGTACGATGCCGATGGTGTTTATATTGGCTCCGTCTTTATGACGATCCCGGCGGGCACCGGTCTACCCGTTAATACCACTCATATTCCATGCGAGCCGGATAAAGGCCAGACCGGTATATTTAAAAATGGTGTATGGGAATATGTGGACGATATTCGCGGGACCCGTTACTGGAATATACACGGCACCGGCTTTGTTATTTCTACGCTGAGTGAATCCCTGCCTGAATGGGCTGTGACCATTGAGCCCCCGGTTACTGATGTCGGTTACGTATTACTTTTCACTGATGGCCAGTGGACGCAGGTTGCAGATAAGACCGGTCAGCTTTATTACGAGAGCAACGGCACGAAGCACGTCGTTTCTGACGCGTGGTTTACCCTCCCGGAGGGCTGCACGTTCGTTGCCCCTCCAGAAAACAAGCCGACGTTCGTCACCCGCTGGAACGGCACCGAATGGATTTACCTCAAGGATCTTCGCGGCCAGCTTGCCTGGAATATTGAAACCCGCGAATCAACGACGATACTGGAGGTCGGCCCTGTTCCTGACGGCTACACCCTCAAAATTCCGGGCCAGTTTGATGAGTGGGATGGCTCTGCATGGGTGAAAAATAAGGAGGCAGAGCGAGCTTACCTTATCGCTCAGGCTGACCGCCAGAAGGCTAAGTTGCTGTCTGCCGCGTCCGAGCAGGTTTCACTGCTGAGCTATGCCGTCAGCAGCGGTCAGGCCACCGACGATGAAACCGCGCAGCTGGCACGCTGGGAGGGCTATCGCCTGGCTGTAAGTCGGGTAGATACCACTGCAACCGATATCATCTGGCCAGAGAAGCCGTAAGGAGCTGCTATGTATCATCTCGACAATACCAGCGGCGTCCCGGAGATGCCGGAGCCGAAAGAACAGCAGTCCATTACTCCACGTTGGTTTGGAGAAAGTCAGGAGCAAGGCGGCGTTAGCTGGCCGGGAGCTGACTGGTTTAATATTGTGCAGGCAGAGTTGCTCAATGTACTTACTGCGGCTGGTATAACTCCGGACAAAACAGCATTTGATCAACTGGCCAAAGCCATCTCTTTACTTGGTGATTCGAAAATAAGGCAAGACCTTAACTCTGCGAATCTACCCGGTACATCACTAATCAAAACAGATACGGGGCGTGATATAGGGGAAACGTTACGTGGAGCCTCTGGCGTATCTCAGGCTCATTTTCCGCATCTTATGAACAAATTCACCCAGTATCGTCATGGCGTATCGGGGTCTCAGACACAATATCGATTTTATGGTTTCGGTTCGTCTGTTGGTAAGGGGGCTACTTTGCCAGACCCTTCAATACAAGCGCCGATTGCTAAGTTTTATGAATATTTCCAGTCTACGGTCAATAGAGCAGGCATTTATCCTGTTTCGTTTACGAATAAATCTGTAAACGGAAGCACAATCAATAACTTTCTTGCCAACCAGTGGCCGGAAGTCGTAGCCGAGGGAGTTTATCCCGATTTGGCACTTTTTATTTACGGTATGAACGATTTCCCGACGGCGCAATATAACGCGGGCCAAACATTCAACGAAAACGGGTTTAAGCAGCGTCTTAGAAAAGCTATCAGGCTCATACGAGATGCAGGCGGCGATGTGGTTCTAACCACCTCTCCACATCCTTATATTGCAAACTACTCATGGTCTATGCCTGATGGCGTATCACAGGTATGGCCTGAGTTTGTTGCATCCCCTGTCCCCGATGAGTCTCTTGAACCACCGGTGTCCCAATCGGTTACTCAGTTCGTGTGGAAAGGGCGTCTTATAAAGGCAGGTGTCCGTTTCCTTCGGGGTAATGATGCAATCCGACAAATAGCCCTGGAGCTAGGGTGTGTATTGATTGATGTTGAAAAATATTGGTTTGATGCGGTTGCCAGATATGGCGAGGCTGCACTATTCAATGAAGGCGAATTTGTTCACCCTAATGAATTTGGTCACGAGCAATCCTACGGGTTAGCCTTCCGGGATTACTTCGCGAACATGGACGGCAATGGCTGGATTGCGCCCAGTGCGAATCATTACGATGTGTTTGATGTTGGCGGAACCGGATTGAATCCTCAGCCTAAAAAAGCTGACATTGATTTAATGGCTAACGGTCTTCGCGATATTGCTTTTATTCTTCGGGATAAGTTTGCTCGTGTTCTGGAATCTGTAGACCAGTTTGGGGCTGCTACAAGGTGGTCATACACTTCACAAAATCCTACAACTGGTGCGCCTGGATATAGTTTGCAGTGGTATGAGCATCACTCCAGGACAGGAGGTCTTTATACCACCGGTGATGTAATCGCCATTCCTATTCCAAACAGACTATCAATGAAGCTATTTATTGATGTATGGACCTCGGTACAGACTGGTTGGGCTCAGACTATTGAGATTATTGCAGTTAACCGCGAAGGTGTGGTGTCGTTTACCATCCAGGGTGCCCACGACAATACACCAGGCGGTAACAGATTGTTCACCCTTGCTTCAGGCTCAGGCGTTTTAAATATCAATGTATTACAAGCGAATTCATCGGTGAAGTATCACATTTGTGGTTTCAATTCTTAG